TTCATGCTGATCGAATATCAAAAACTTTTAACTTGGCCATATCAGGCAAGTCTAATATCAATCTTTTTGCCGAGCATATTTCCATAATCAGACCAGACATAAAAAATAAATTTAACATCATGGTCGATGTCATCAAGGGCAAGGTCGAAAAGTCTCACGCTGATTTTCTGCCAGTCAACTATGGTGATGCCCTGGCTTGGACCAAGAAGCATAAGGTTTCCATTGGCGCTACAAAATACGCTAAATGGTGCGGTCGTGACAGCTCCGACCTTAAGGTGAGTCACGTTGATATTTTAAATTTCTGCAAGCAGTGGCCGCATATGCATGCTCATGCTTATGAACTTTTTTTTGATACCGAGACGATTTGGGAAGAGATAAGGTCGATTCAAAAAACTGACAACGTCATTCCTGTTTTTGATCTTATGGTTCCCGATGACAACAGCTATTTGGCCTACGGCATGCTGTCTCATAATTCAGGCAAGTCAACATTTTCTCACCTTGCTGTTTTAAGAATGATCTACGAGGCGAGCTGCCTGAAAAATCCTGCGGTATCATATGGCCTTGCTTCAGGCTCTATCATTGGCTTTTGCTCGCTCGCCAAATCCAAGGAAACCGCACGCCGCGTTGTGTTTGAGCAGCTGGCGCACAAGATTCAAGAGTCACCTTATTTTAAATACGACTTTCCTCCGGTCAAAGATTTAAAAGCGGAAATTGTTTTCCCTAAAGGCTTGGCCATTATTGCTGGATCGTCAACGGACACGTCCATTATCGGCATGAACATTTTTGGCGGCATTATTGATGAAGTTAACTTTTGGGGAAGGGTTAAAAAGTCATCGCTTAACTACGGCAAGAATTGGGGAGGCGAAAGCAAGTCGGGACGCCTGTTTGATTCGGTTCGTCGCCGTATGAAGTCGCGCTATGTTAAGAAGGGCAAGCTGCCTGGAATCATCATGCTCGTATCGTCAAAGAGTACAGTCGATTCCTTTACCGATCAGTTCGTTCGTAAAGAACAAGCGATGGGAACGCTGTCCACTTTTGTCAGGGATCGCTCGATACTTGAAATGAAAAAGGGCAGCTTCAGCGACCGCACCTTTAGGGTTCTGATTGGCACGATTGACTATGCTTCCAAGATTATATTGGACGGTGAAGATGTCAGTAACTATAAGGACGCGATCGTCATAGATATCCCAGAGGATTTCCGTTCGGACTTTGAGGCCAACCTTGAGGAGTCGCTGCGAGATATTGCCGGTGTTTCAACAATTGCTATTTCCAACTTCATAACTAAAGTCGAAAAAATAAACGAGATGATCGACAAGGATAGGATTCATCCCTTCCAGTGCCCGCTGCTTGACGATCCGAATACGTGGGACTCGCGCCGGTCTTATAAGATGAATTGGTATGCGCTCTGTGACAGAAAGCCGAACGGCGAGTGGGTGCCTAAGTTAAACCCTGAAGCACCAAGGCATCTTCATTATGATCCAGCTTTCACAGGCGATGCATTTGGATTTTGCCTAGCTCACGTTGGCGGGATGATTCCCGTTCAAGAGTCCGGAGAAATCATTGAGTATCAGCCGGTCTTTGTCGTCGATTTTGTTTTGGCTATTCAGGGCAGTAAAGACGAGGAAGTTATATTTAGAAACGTGCGAGAACTTACTTATGAGTTTTCATCGCACGGCTTTCACATTGCCGAGGTAAGCATGGATACCTATCAGTCCAGGGATGCGTGTCAAGCCTTAGAACAAAATGGCTACAAGGCTGGAATCTATTCTGTCGATACGGGAATCTCATCGCGTGGGGAAAACGTAGTCAATACCGCTATTGGCCGAATTCCAAAAGCGAAGCAAGCCTACTGGTATTTGAGATCCGCAATTTATGAAGGCCGGGTCAAGTGTTATGATTATCCAATCCTATATAGGGAATTGCGGCGACTGGAAGATGGACCGGAAAAAGTGGACCATCCCGATGGTGAGGGAAAAGATTTAGCTGATGCGCTGTGCGGTGTGGTTTGGACTCTTTTCAGGTCAAGATACTCGGGTGAGTTTTTGGCACCTAGCAAGGGCATCACTTTAAACCCTAGAGCGGAGTCGGAAAGCATGGCCGACTATCAGGAAAGCATCACCGATCGCTACAGCAACACCGTGGACAATCTTTTGGATCAGGCGTTGGCGATGAAGGGCAAAGGCGTTCAGGAGTTAGCTGGAGTGAAGGTTTATGAAAAGACCAAGCCAAAGTCGATTTCGCCTAAGTATCAAAAGGTGAATATGGATAACACTGTTGACGATTTGACGTATAATCCAGAGGACTTTGTGCAGCGCGGCTGAGTGAATTTTAAAAATTGAATTCGAGTTCAGGCGGAAAAATAATGGGAATCGCGGGAAACAGTTTGGATTTGATTAGGACGGTTTTTAACCGAAACAACGTGCTGCCATTGCCTAGCAGCTATTGGGATCAGGCGTCACGCGGTTCCTTTTATATGCAGCAAGGCTTTGCAGGGCAGACAGGCGGCAGCAACGGGCAGATAGCTGATTCGGTTCGCATCGAAGAAGATTTGATGAATCGCTATGCTGACTACGACGAAATGGATGCGTTCCCTGAACTCGGTGCTGCCATTGATTTGTTTGCCGACGATGCGACAGTGCAGGACGTGATGTCGCAGAAAAGCATGTGGTTTGAATCCTCGGATGAATCCATTGATCACGTTCTTAATGACATGCTAGAGGTTAATCTCAAAGTCGAAAATGAACTCTGGGAAATCGCTCGCTCGCTCTGCAAGTATGGAAACGAATTCATCGAGCCTATCGTTTTGGATCAGGTCGGCGTGGTGAAGCTGAATCATTCGCCTGCGCCTTGGATGCGGCGGATCGAGGACATCAATGGAATCCTCTATGGCTACATGCAGGATCCAGCCATGACTTTTACCATCGACACGCGGACGTTTCTTGATCGAATTAAAAATAAGGGCATGAGTGAACTTGAATTGCCTCAAGGCTTGGGCACAAGTTTGCTTCAAGTCTACGAGCCATGGGAGATCGTTCACATGCGCCTGCGCTCGCGTGCGCGGCGGGACCTTTATGGGTATTCAGTTGTCGAGGCTGCTCGCTACGCTTGGAAGCGATTGGCTATGATGGAAGATGCCATGCTGATGTATAAGGTCACTCGCTCGCCGCAGCGATACGCATTCTATGTTGACGTTGGCGATGTTCCTCCAAATCAAGCGCGTGGACTTTTGAATCGAATCAAAAACGATTTCAAGAAGAACAAGTTCATTGATAGCAATGGGAAACCTAATTTTCGTTACTCGCCACTTTGCCTTAGTCTTGATACAAAAATTCCAGTCATCAATATTCATGGTGAAGCGCCATTAAAAGGTGCGGTTAAAACACTTTCAGAGTTGATAGCGGATCACGAAGCTGGAATTAAAAACTGGACGTATTCTATCAATGTTGAAAATGGAGAGTTAGTAAAAGGCGAAATCGTTTGGGCTGGAGTAACAAGAAAAGACGCGGAAGTTTTGAGTGTAGTTGTTAATGAAAAAGAAATGGTTGTAACACCTGATCACAAATTTCTTTTAAACAATTTGGAATATAAAGAAGCTAAGGATTTAATTCATACAGATAAAGTTCTAAGTATTGACCCTATTTCCAAAAAAACTTTTTCTCAAAATATAACAGCGGTCGGGAAGATAAAAGACAATCAGGACACGGGCTGCATCACTGTTGAGATGTGGCATAACTTTGCGCTTGATTCAGGTGTCTTTGTCAAGAATTCGGCGGAAGATGATTTTTTTATTCCTGTGCGCAAAGACCGCAAGGGCACTGAGATTGAAGTGCTGGCAGGACCGGAAGGTCAATCAGTTGAGGACGTGCAGTATTTTCTGAACAAGATTTTCGCTGCCTTGAAAATTCCAAAGAGTTATTTGGGTGCCGATGAAACCGTTGGAAGAGCGAATCTTTGTTTGGTTCCTGAAACAAAAGTAGTTTTGACTGACGGCAGGCATTTGACAATGGAACAGCTCATACTTGAATATAGTCAAGGCATTGAGAATTTTGTTTACTCTATTGATGAGAAATCACTAGCAGTCAATCCAGGGAAAATAATCAAAGCTGAGTGGACTCGGAAAAACGCTGATGTCGTTAGAGTTCATATTTCCGGCAACATCACTGTTGATTCGACTCCTGATCATCTTTTTATGTTGAGAGATGGATCTTATATTGAGGCTTCAAGTTTAAAAGAAAATGATGAACTCATGTCGTTTGGTGATCAGCATGTGCGGTGGGTAGAGATTCTTGATCAGAAAAGAGACTGCTGCGATATCCAAATAGAGGGATCACCTAACTTCGCTCTGGCGTCAGGTGTCTATGTTCATAATAGTCAGCTTGATGTGCGGTTGTGTCGTTCCGTCATGCGTATCCAACGCGAGCTAAAGAACGGCTTTCGTCAGATTGGCCGAATAGATTTAGCTGCCAAGAACATAGATCCCGACCGCACATCTTTTGAATGTCACATGGTCATTCCATCCGGCGTGTTTGAACTTGCACAGATTGAAGTCGAGAAAGCCAAACTCGATTTAGGCGCACAATACCGCGAGGCGAATTTTTCTGAATATTGGGTGTACTCAAAAATTTTGGGGTTATCCGATGAAGAAATATTACAAATTCAGACTCAGCGGGTTAGGGAAAAGGAAGGTAACATCACAACGGAAGATGCAGAGCGTTTGCGATCTGCACTTCCCCGAATGGTCGATCGTGCGGCGGACCGTTCTGATCCAAGGGCTAGAGAGTTCCAGCAGCGAATTTTGGATGAGGTCGAGTCGGGTAATACCCATATTGGCCGAAGGCTTCATGAACTCAAGATGCTCACAAACGAAGTCCGAGGATCAATCAGAAATCAAAAGCGAACGAATGGGAAGCGATGATGAATAGACATTTCATGGATCAAACAAATAGAAAAATATTTTTGATTGATGAATCAAATGACTTAAATGGGTTTGATGATCCATGGAAAGTGATGTCTGACGAAGATCGCAAAGAGGCCAATAAGCTATTTAAAGCCAGCATGAAGGCGTATCCTAGTTCACCGAAACAAAAGGCGATCAGTGAGAAACTACAGGCATTGCTTAAGAAATATGGGATTGGTAAAACATGAGTAAGGTCGAGCATCCAAACTACTACGGCGGCGCAGACAATCCTTATGAAGCGATCAAGGTCATTGACGCATGGGGACTTGGTTTCAGTTTAGGCTCTGCTTTAAAATATATTTGCCGTGCCGGATTTAAGGATTCAAAAACTCACGTTGAGGATCTCGAGAAGGCTGCTTTCTATATCAGACTTGAAATAGAAAAATTAAAATCCAGAGTGAAGGAATAAGAGATGCCAAGTTTAGCTCCGCGCATTGATACGCTTGAATCGACTCCGACATTTTCCGGTGCTGCTAGTTTTGCGGCTGGCTCTGCTGCCGCTCCATCTTTACGTTTTACTGTCGATCCGACGACTGGTCTTTATAGGATTGGTGCTGGCAATATTGGTTTTACTTGTGCAGGTGTTAATGCAGGCGGTGTTGTTTCTGCTACTTGGACATTAGGTTCTAGTGATCCATTAGTTCATGTAGCAAAACGCCATGATCTTTGGGGTAGAGAACTTCGCCTAAACACCACAGCTGATCAAAATGCTCAATTGTCGTTAAATGTCATGGCAAGTGCCGCATCATTTAATAAGACAGGATATATTGTAAGTTCACTTTTGACAGCTCAAGACAGTGCTTCTGGAGCTGGCTTAGGAACAGCAGCTATGACAATTGTGTCAAAAAAGGCTGATGATTATCTCGGAACTAACGGAGCGGCTCTTGTTAATCGGCCTTTGTTTTATTTTCAAAACAACACTAGCAACGTGGCTGAGTGCTTAGCATCCGGCGCTTGGGCGTTTTGTACTGGTGCCGTCAGCCTAATACCAGCAACCAGTGCTGGCGGCGCGACTATTCATGGCGGCACTGGTGACACTTTAACGAACGATCCAATGATTGCTTTTTCTAAAGTAAGCTCAACTGCAAATAGGCTCGCTTGGAAAGTTGGCATTACTAGCAATGGTACTGCTCAATCTGATTTTATATTTAGGTCAAAAACCACGGCTTCGTCTGCTGAAAGCGATCCAGCTTTTTATACTGAAGTTTTTAGAATTGGTTTTTCAGGCGCTTGCACGATTGGAGCAAGCGGAGCATCTGGAACCAAATTATCTGTAAATAAATCAGGTACGATGCCAACAGTATCAAATAGCAGAGTAGCTTCTTTTTATACTCAAGACGACGAAACCGTTGTGACAATAGTCAACGGTAACGCTACATATAGTGCAGGCACATTGCTAAATATGTTTAGTAAGCGAGCAGCTAATAGCGCATTTGGATTTATCTCATGTGTTGTGGGTGATGGGACAAATTATAACATTACTAATGCTTTCTTTGTAGACGGTAGAGGCGTTACGCAAATGGGCGCTAACACGCTGTCAAGTGAATTTCATACTATCTATGGAAACATCCGTTCTGGTGTAAATTTAAGTCTTACAGATACTGTTCCTATAAATGGTTATTTTATGGGTGGCGCTTCTGTAGCTAGTGCTGGTTATAGATTTATAGGAAGAGAGTCCATCGATGGCGCTGGACCTGCTTGGTGTGGCATAAGAATGCGATGGAGTGGCGATCGCCATGATGGTCTAATGGAATTTGAAACAGGCTCTGGTGCTGGATCGGCTGCTTATGATGCAACTTCTAAAGGTTATGTCAACGGCAAAGGGCAATGGGGATTGTGTACAAACTACCCAATATTTTTTGATTCGTTTGTTAAAGGTTTCACGGCAGCAACAACAACTTTAGCGACTGTTTCAGGTTTTACCAGCGCAGTAGCTAACTCGGTTATTATTGATATAGTGACTTCACGATTTACGGTTGCTCAGCCATATGCTTCCACAGTGTATAGAGCACATTGTTACAAAAATAATTCCAACGCATGGACTATAACCGTAATAAATAGCGGCGGTGATAATGAAGTTACAGTAACAGGGTCAGGCCAAACTTTGACGATTACAGTTACTGGCAATGCTTCGATTGTGAGCCAAGTTTGGTGTGCTGTTCAGATCATGGCAATTGGCGGTGACGGAGGTAATAATATTGTAGCCCCAATATTCACTAGAGTTTGATTTTGTCATACACATCTGTTTGTAGTATAATTAACCATAAGGAAACATGACCATGCCTTCAATCAAATTTCTGCGCGAAACCAATAGTGCTCTTTGCGATATTTGGAATGTTGAGGACGGTATTTCCGAGGCATCATCTTTTAAATCCGGTGACTCACTTGCATCAGCTAAGAAGCTAATGGCTGAAGCTGCTAAGCCTGTAATAAAAGAATTTGATAGTAATTTTAACAAGTTCTTAAAAGAACAGATGAAATATCTTTCTGGAAAATATGACCGAGAAGTTGAGCTTGTAAGAAACAGTAAGCCTTCATTGGAGTTTGGAAACCAGGATTCCCCGATAGCTGCAAAGGCTGGTTTCAGTACGATGCTGATGATCAATCCTAAGTTTGATGATGATAATTTATCCGAAGGCGAAGTGGTCAGTTTGAAGCCAGCATTGAAAGCGAAGAAACAAAAAGAAAAAGAAGAAAGTTTAAAAGTTGATTATTCAAAAACATCATTTGGATTTGAGCGAGCCGGTTACAATGATGAAGTAGCATTTGTCGCGTATTTAAATGTTCCAAAAGATGCCTTGAAAAACATGGGAACAGTCGTTCGTGACACTCATGACTACATAGGAAAAAGATTTGGCAAATGGTTTGGAACTCCTACCGTTGGCGGTCTTAAAGACAGAGCTAAGAATGGTATTGTAAAGTTGAGTTTTAAATTCGATGTCGATCCAATGTTTGCTTATGGTTTGGGTTATAATCTCTCTGATAGAAGAACTTCGGAAATAGCTAAAAACAAGGGTGAAGTAGAGAGAAGAGTTGAAGAAGGCGAGAAGATGAAAGAGGAACTTTTGAATTTCAAATCAAAAGCAAAAGCGGACATGGATAAGCTGAATGTTCCACAGGATGATCGAGACAGAATGTGGAAAGAAAACTATATGGAAAAATATAAAAAGCTGGCTAAGGAATATGAAGATAAAGGTTTTTCCGTCATACCATTTATGCGCAAATATTAAATTAGAGGGACAAGTATGAACAACCGCATCTATGTTGGAAATCTCGTCTACGAGGTTGATTCGCAAGAGCTGGCTCGATTCTTTGAACAAGCTGGTCGGGTTGTTTATGCGAAAGTTGTTTACTCTGAAGATGGAAAAAAATCCAAGGGCTTTGGCTTTGTAGACTTTACAAATCCCGAGGACGCCGAGCATGCGATCAAGACCTATCACGATAGTTTCATGCATGGCCGCAGGATGCGAGTAGCGCAGGCTTTTCGCAAAAACGAGCAGCCGCCGCAAGCAGCAGCACCTGACAACAAAGGAAAAAAAGATGAACAAGGCAAGTGACATTCTAAAGGAAGTTTCACTGTTTGAATCGTTCTTCACTGGATTGAATGATTTTAAAAATCCAGTGGTTTATGGCGTCGATAAGAAATTGACGGAAGCCAAAGAGCATTATTCAATTTCAGATCTTTTGCGAATGGATGAAAAAGTTTTTTTAAATTCCGTAAGGTCACTTCCAGCACTTCAAGGCAAACCTAAAATGATGAAGGCTGTCTTTGAGGGATTGGCTATACTCAGAAATATGAGTTCAAATGGCGGCAGAATAAAACCAGAAATGCTAAAAGTCTTAGAAAAAGTTTTTGGATTTTCTGATGTACAAAAAACAATAAGTTCTGCTTTGCAGTCTTATAACAAGAAAATTGGTTACGATCCGATTGCAATGAAGAGCGAAGCCAAACAGGACAAGGACCTTTCGGTCTATATCGAGATCAATAACAACGGCAAGATAACCAGGATGGAACCGGAAGCCTTCCGTAAATCCGTTGGCGGCGCTCATAGCATGTTTGCTCAAGACTGGGTTGATAAATATAACATAGACAAAGGCAGCATAATGGCTCGCCTTGTCTATGCTAAGAACGGCAAAGAGATTGGCAAGAAAGTAGAAAGCATCAAAGAGCGTTCATCTGACACTATCAAGATGAAGCCTGACGATGAAAAGAAAATCGCACTGCTTAAGGCCAGTCTTTTGAATACGCCG